CCGTTCAATTTCTCCGGTCGAGTGTTGTATTATGACAACAAAGAAGGTTCCTACTATGATCCTACTACCGACTTCTATGTTGAACAAAGTGAAATGGACCTAATTCATGCTCAATTAATTGCCAAAATTTGACAATAAATGGGCTTTCTGCTATAATAGAATCTTAGACAGTAAAGAAAAGGATTACGACATGACTACAGAATTCAAATCTTGGGATGAGTTGACAGTGTTGGAACAGGCTCATGCTACATATTGGGACATGTACAAGGATGCTTACGGAGTTCGTCCCCGTGGTATCGATACCTCAACTTGGACTCTTGCAGAGTTTGAAGCTGAGTTTGTAGTCCTCGGTCAAGCTATTGAAGCTGAAGAAAAGGTCCGCAAAGAGGCACAAGCCCGCGCTATTGTGGAGTTTGAAAGCCGTGTTACAAATCTCATGCACAACGGTACTAGCCGTGAGCGTGTTATTGCATGGTTGATGGATGCTGAAAGTGCTAACGGAGATTTTGAGTACTTTTGTTATACACAGGGCTTGCCCTATCAATATTTTCGCAAGGTAGCATAATTTGACAATAAATGGGTATTGTGCTATAATAGAGTCTTATTCAGTCAAGTAAAGGAAACAAATGACAAGCATCGTTCGCATTACTAGTGGTTCTTATCGCAATGAAACAATCAAAGGTGAAGTTTTCACACTGGTTAAAGGTTATCAACTTGGAAATAAAGGTGGTTTTGTGACAGTAAAAAATGAAGGTCAGTTCCCAGGGCGCGGCCCTCAGGTTCGTGTAAACGTTGACAATCAATCAATGATTGAATTTGTGTCAGGTCGTGATAGTGTCAAAGCAGAGACACCTAAAGAAACTGAAACAGAAGCAATGGACCGTATTGCATCACGTTTTGCAGTGCTTGATGAAATGTCTAAGGCATGTATCAGTGGTGAAATTCGTGCTATGATTGTGACAGGTCCTGCAGGTATTGGTAAGTCACACGGTGTGAACATTCAAATGGAAAAAGCAAGTATGTTTGACAGACTTGCTAGCAAAAAGGTTCGCTTTGAAGTTGTCAAAGGTGCAATGTCAGGTATTGGCTTGTTTGCTAAGTTGTACAAATTTAGTGATGCTAAAAATGTATTGGTATTTGATGATTGTGATATCTGGGAAGATCAGGATGCATTGAACGTACTAAAAGGTGCATTGGATTCAGGCAAGACACGTAGAATTTCGTGGAACAAAGATTCACGTATTTTGCGTGAAGAAGGTATCCCTAATAGTTTCAACTTCAACGGTTCTGTAATTTTCATTACAAACAAATCGTTTGATGCAAAGAAAGCCGGCAAAATGCAACCTCACTTGGATGCATTGCAAAGTCGTTGTCACTTTTTGGACCTGACAGTTGACAGTGAGCGTGACAAAATGTTGCGTATCAAGCAAGTGCATCGGGATGCTGATGGTGGTTTGTTTGCTGAATATGATTTCACGCAAGAACAGACAGACGAAATTATGTCGTTCATCTGGGACAATCACAATAAATTGCGTGAAGTGTCCTTGCGTATGTGTTTGAAAGTTGCAGACTTGGTTAAGATTAGTGCTAACTGGCGCGAACTTGCTAAAGCAACTTGTATGAAAGGTTAACCCCTGCAGTGTGCGTAGAGGCAGTGTCAATAAGCCCTCTTCGATAAGTTTTTTCATAGGCTCTTTCTTTCGGGGAACTTAGGTTCCCCTTTTTTTGCCTATTAATTTGCTTTTTGTCTAGTGTCCTGTTATACTTAAAGATGGACTTTAAAACACTACACGAGGTTGCCACTTGGATGCTTAGTAATATTCGATTGAGTAGATATGATGACCAGTTTGTAAATAATCTTACCCTTTATATTACTCAACACAATCGGATTACTAGTAATCAGGACCTTTTGTTCAGGAAGGTGGCACGTAAATATAAACGACAATTCTCTCAATTAAAAATTGAAGTAGAAGAAATATTAAACCGAGCCTGGGATGTTCCTTTAGTAGAAAGTATTGCTGAATATACCGGAGCTACAATCAAAATAGAGAATGACAAACTAATTCTACGTTCTCCCTTTAACAGAAACTTTTTAACAGCACTTAAAAAGAATCCTATATACACACTGCAATGGATTAAAGATAAACGGCAATATGAAGCAGAGTATAGTCACACTAATTTAAAAGAGTTATTGTATCTAACTGCGGATCATTATCCTATATTGAGTTACTGCGAAACAGTTGCTCAAATTGTAGATAGTCTTAGCACATATGAGAATATTAAATACTGGGTTCCTACTTTAGTTTATAAGGGGCATTACTATATTGCCGCAATGAACGAGCATTTATATGGGGCAATCAAAGACATTCTCATAACAGATGATTTAAAAACAATAGCAACATTAGTTAAATATGGAGTTATGATCGACCAATCAGTTAAGGATCATTTTTCAAAAACAGAAAACCCTGTTAAAATAATGCTTGCTATGAATTTTCAAATGGAAATAGAAATGAAAGATGCTTTAATAACCATTAAATGGTTAGAAGAATTTGGATGTGATGCTATCAGTGAACCCAAATCATTTGTAACTAATTCTAAATTAGATATACATAATACCTCTATTAAATTTTGTAAGAATCCTAAAGACTTGAAAGATTATAATAATCCTGTTATAGTGTATCAACGAGGTCACTTTTCATTAGTAAATGAAAAGCCAATGAAATTGTTTAAAGTAATTAAATTTGTAAACTCGGAACCAATAGATTTAGGGCCTAAATGAAAGAATGTAAATTAATAATAAAAGATGAAGTCAATGTAAAGATTGAAGGTCTTGAACTTGGTGATCGCAAAACACTAATGAAGATGTTTGAGTTTGAAGTTCCGGGCGCAAGGTATCTTCCTGCAGTAAGGTTGGGTAGATGGAATGGCAAAAGCAGTTACTTTGCCTTAGGTGGTAGCACATATATTAACTTGCTCCCAGAAATTCTTCCATTACTTGACCAAGCAGGTTATGATATTGAACTAGAAGATTCTAGAGACTATCAAACAGTATTCAGTTTCACTGAAGTGTCCGAGGCTACATTCAAACATAAGAACTGGCCTAAGGGTCATCCAATGGAGGGTCAGCCTGTTATATTGCGTGACTATCAGATTGAGATTATCAACAACTATTTAAAAAACCTACAATCATTGCAAGAGATTGCAACTGGTGCAGGTAAGACACTAATCACAGCCGCACTATCAAATTGTATAGAACAATATGGCCGTAGTATTGTTATTGTTCCCAATACAAGTCTTGTTACTCAGACTGAGAAAGACTACATCAACTTAGGTCTAGATGTAGGTGTATATTACGGTGGACGAAAAGAGTACGACAAAACACATACAATTTGCACATGGCAAAGTCTAGGTAACATGTTGAAGAACACTAAAGCAGGTGAAGCGGAAGTGCCATTTCAAGACTTTATTGAAGGTGTTGTATGTGTTATTGTTGATGAAGTACACCAAGCTAAAGCTGATGTTCTTAAATCATTATTGACAGGTGTGATGAGTCAGATTCCAATTCGTTGGGGATTGACTGGAACTATCCCTAAAGCTAAACATGAATCAATGTCATTGACTGTAAGCTTGGGTCCAGTTATCAATCAATTGGCAGCAAGTACATTACAAGAGATGGGTGTGTTATCACAATGTCATGTGAACATTGTTCAGCTACAAGATGGTATGGAATTTACAAACTATCAGAGCGAACTTAAATTCTTAACCAGTGACGATAAACGAATGCAAAAAATTGCTGAATTGTCCAGTGTTGTTAAGAATAGCGGTAACACACTTATACTAGTTGACAGGATCGAAGCAGGACAACTATTACATTTGAAATTAGAAGAACTAGGTGTATCGGAAGATAACGTAGTGTTTGTATCAGGCGGTACTAAAGGCACAACAAGAACCGAGCACTACGATGACATTGCTACTGCTACTAACAAGATTATCATTGCTACATATGGTGTTGCCGCAGTTGGTATCAACATTCCTCGTATCTTTAATGTTATGCTATTAGAACCGGGTAAGAGTTTCGTTCGTGTTATTCAAAGTATCGGTCGTGGTATTCGTAAAGCAGAAGACAAAGACTTTGTACAGATTTGGGATATTACTAGTTCATGTAAATTTGCTAAAAGGCATTTGACTCAGCGTAAAGCATTTTATAAAGAGGCTTCATACCCGTTTGATGTTGAAAAATTGAAATATAAATGATACAATAACAAAATGCGTATATTAACACTAGACAACGAATTCTATAACTTAGAAACACTCCCCGAAGAAATTGATGACTTGAGGTTTGCTATCTTAGACAATAGCAATCCAAGCAATGTAGATTATCATTACATCCCATTAATCTTTTTAGAAAGTTTCAATAGCCCTGCACTTGTATTAAAAATAGGTAACAGTACAATTAAGATGCCTATTGATTGGCAAATATTAATTGGAGAACAAGAACACGGTGACTTAGAAACATTACCATTAACAAGTATCAATGACAGGGGATTCAATTCATTTGAGTTCAATCCATTGACTAGCTTTAGTCCCACATTCTTGCCTATTGAGATTGTAGACATTTATCATGATGTAACATGGTATGCCCCTCGATTAAAGAACGGTCAATTCTTGTGTGTACCATTAGAAGATGGTCCTAAACCTAGATGTGTTTATTTTGTAAAAGAAATTAGTCGTAATTGTGAAATTGTAGATTATAGTCAGGCGTTTTAATATGTTAGATTGTTTAATTTTAGGCGATAGTATCGCGGTTGGTATAGCACAATATCGCCCTGAATGTCAAGTCATTGCTAAGGTAGGCATCAATAGTAAAAATTGGGTGAATAAAAACATCACCAAAGAATTGTCAGCAGACACAGTAATCATTAGTTTAGGTAGTAACGATTATAAAAAGATAAACACATTAAAAGAATTGTTTACAGTTCGTCAAGTGGTTAGTGCTAAACGTGTATACTGGATTGTCCCTGCTATTAAACCTGAGATACAAGAAATGGTTGACATTGTAGCAGACAAATTTGAGGATAAAGTTATACACATTAACAAAGTATCCAGCGACGGAGTACATCCAACAACTGCTGAATACAAAAGAATGGCCGGGGCAACAAAGTGATGGCAACTAAAAAAGCTAAAGCAACTATCCCTGCAGATGAAAAACTAGAGAACCAAGACTTTCCGTTGTTTGATGCACTATTAGCACTAGACAAAAAAGACTATGGTTACTATGACAGACTTTCAGAAGCACAACAAAAGAAGTTTGTACCCTTCATGCTTATCAAGTATCTAAGTTATATCAAGGGTTCAGGTGAGATTGCAGGATATTATTTGCGTAGTACAGATTATCATGCAAATAAATATTTCTTCAATGAAAATATAATGAAGAATCCTAAACTACAATGGTTAATGTTATGTGCAGCCAGCCCGGGATTAGGAAAACATTTCCATCCCTGGATGCCTCAAATCAAAGAGAAGGTTAGTAGTCTAAAAGAAAATGCTGTATTGAAAGATGTGAAAGACTATTACACTAAGGTCTATCCCAAAGCAGACGGTGGTACAATCACAGAGATATCAAAAGTATTTGTAGTAGAACAAAAGAAGAAGGTACATCTGGCAAGTGTATATCCAGACATGAAAATAGCAGACATTGAAGTGTTAAGTCAAACGGTAACAGATGAAGAAATTGAACAGTATGAAAGAGATAGAGGCAATCGGTAAGCTTAAATTTAAGTGTGAATTTTGCACAGGTGAGTATTTGCGTGAATCTACGTTACTCACCCACATGTGTGAATCTAAGCGCAGGTGGATGAATAAGGACTTGCAAGGTAATCGCATTGCATATCAAGCCTTCGTTCAGTTTTATAAAAAGAATAGTTCAAGTAAAAAGACAAAGACTTACGAAGAATTTATTAAAAGTCCATACTATACAGCATTTGTAAAGTTCGGCAATCATTGCGTAGATATTAATGCATTAAATGTTAGCAGATATGCTGATTGGTTAGTTAAAAGTCAAATTAGAATTGACACATGGTGTACTGACACAAACTACACTAACTATCTACTTGAGTATATTCGTACAGAAGATCCATTAGATGCTATTCATCGTAGTATTGAAACAACAATGTCATTGGCAGAAATTGAAAAGATTCAAAGCAGAGATTATTTGCGTTATGGTAATGTCAATAGAATCTGTTTAGAGATTACTAGAGGCAGAATCAGTCCCTGGATGTTGTTTCATAGTGAGAGTGGTGTAAAGTTTGTAGAATCACTGGAACACGGCCATGTTAAAATGGTGTTTGATTATATTGATCCTGAGAAGTGGGCACTAAAGTTTCATCGTGAGCCGGAGAATGTAAAACAAGTTAAGGAATTACTAAATGCCGGCGGGTACTAGGGTTCGTATACCTTGGCAGAAGGGTAATACTATTAATAATTGGGATGAAACTTGTATCTGGGCAATGGAACAATTTGGTTTACCGGGTGATAAATTTACTACACATGCTACTGAGGACTATATGGACTTTTATTTTGATAATGAACATGATGCTATTCATTTTAGTTTGAGGTGGTTATGATAAATTTTATACCAGTACCAATCAACGAACACGATCTAATATTAGGTAAAGACTTTAATAAGAAGTTTGCCAAAGAAATGGATCCTTACTACACGCCTTTTAGAGTAAAGAATCGAGACATACAACTTGCCAAAGAAACTTGGGAGTACGGTGTCACTGATAGT